GTAAGCTGGGGTGATGTCCTCATTAGTTTTGCAGTAACCAACGTCAGTAGGGTATTGTTCTAAGTTCCAAGCAAAGAAGTAAGGTAATGTCCTTGCATGAATAACAAACGGCTGAAAATACGTTCTATACCAATCATTGCTAAGATTTTTGAATGGTGCAGATGATCTAAAACCTAAACGTCTGATCTGTTCACCTACGAAGTTTCCGCCCTCTGTTACTGAGCTATATTTAATGGTTCTAGCTGATAACGGAAGTGGTGAATGACCAGCAAAAAAAGGACGCTGCATTTGCAAAGCTATTCCCGCACATATTGAACCCAAAAAAGCAGAACCCGAGCCAGTGCAGGTTATTTTTAATCTTCTAACGCTTACAGATGCTGCATTATGAAACATCATTGCGGTGTCATCGGCAGGTGTTTGCGACGCTTTAAATGTAGAAAAAGCGCCAGTCGTCGCGCTGGAATATTCGACACTTATAACATAATTGGTTGAACCTAAATTATGTGCGCCAATCGCAACTGAATCCATAGTTACAGCAGATGTCAAAGTAAATGTAATAAAGCTAGTCGTAGTAATTGCCCATCTATCTGCTGTATTTGGCACTAATACTAAACTGCCATTTGTTCCCAGACTAGTTGTAACAACCGATCCTATTAATTTATTAAGATACAAAATTCGTGCATGTTTTAGAGAAAACGGTGGGACTTCTGGATCTAATGCGTTGGCAGTTATTGATGTTGGCACAGATAAAGTGCCAGCAGTTAATTCTGTAATGTTAACAGGTGCGGAAATAGCAATAGATGATAATTCCGCGATGTTAAAAGGCGCAATTATAATGCCAGCATCAACTTCCGCGATATCAACAGGGGCTTGTATTGGATAAGCTGGATTAGGTGTTATTGCTGTATTTGATCCATCAACAACACTGACATCTATCGTAACCGCTGTCATTTTATGCGCCTGGCGCTGGTATTGTACCCGCCGCTAATGCTGTTATTGCACCTGGCACTGCAACAGTTGATGGTGCTTGTTCAGTAATCTCGACAGGCACAACTACGGCACCCGCTGAAACCTCCGCGATATCAACAGGTACAGCTAAAGTGGTGGGTGTTTCTGGGGTTGGCAAGGGCATAAATAAATCCTATCAATTGTTTAGTTTATTTTAACTGTTTAATCTAGCATTATCCAGCGGTAAGAAATGTGACGTCAGCGCCATCCCCAACAACCGCCCGTAAAGTGTCCATCATTTGTTGACCGGTAAACATATCGCCAGGGTTAACGCCTGAGACATTGACATTAGTCCCAGCTTGAGCTTGTGGCTGTGTGTTGGTAACAGGGGTTCCGCCAGAAAACGAGCCTGATGCGCCCATCGTTTGAGCGCCGCCGACTTTTTGCTTTGCGATATTTTGGACTTGAACGGCACTAGCTACCGCTTGAGCAGCAGCTAACGGGATATTGAACGGGTAGGGTACACTGGCCATCGTTTTAGATACAGCCGCAAAACCATCAACTATAGCACCAGCAATGGCAGCAGCTTTGCCTACTTCAAACAATTTCTTGCTTTCAGTGTTCATAAGACTTGAAAGCGCACCAAATGTTTGAGATACAGCATTCAATTTTGCCTTGTTTTCAATGTCAGCTATTTTTTTACGATTATTTGCAGCATCGTTTTCAATACCTGTCCTAAGTTCTTCACCCTGTTTTATTATTGCGTTTCGCTGGTCTTGGGTTAGCTTTTCGTTTTGCAACAAAATATCAGTGTGATCCTTTATTATTTCACGCTCTGCATCAAGGCTTTGTTGTAAAGCAACTAAAGGATCATCAGTTAATCCTTGTTCTGTCTTAATCGCCTTAAACTCTTGCTCTAATACTTGATTTGCCTTGTCCTGTTCCATCATTTCAGCTTTTTTTACTCGTAATGATTCTAAAGCATCAATCTCAGCTTGAATAAGAACAGGTATTTGCTCGTCTGCGTTTAAACCAAGCCTTTTTCTTGCGTTGTATTCGTCTAGCTGCTTGCTGTTTAATTCTAGTTGTGCGGCTTGCTGCTTGTATGAAGCATGAACAGCAATCATTGAAGCCAAAAGCTTATCTTCTTGCGCTTTAGATTTTTTTGATGTTTCAATGTCGGCTTCTTTGGCTTTTATTAAATCATACTTTCCTAATGCTGCGGCCTTTTCTGTATCATTAGCCCCAGCCCTAGCAAGTGTGTCCTCTAAGAGTGCGCGCTCATTTTTTCCGGTTATTCTAAGTTGCTCATTAAGTGCAGAGAGTAGGCTTTTAACCGCTTCAGTTTGCTCTCCTGTTCGCTTATTATTACCGCCAACAATTAGGTCATATGCTTTAAGTTTTACGGCTGCATCATCATATGCAGTATTAGCGAGTGATAGGTCGGCCTTTAACTTCAGCAAAGATTCTGATGTTTTCTTTATTGAATTATTTAGTTGTGATTTTTGCTCTGCAGCAGACTGACCTTTGCGCAATTTCAATAATTGACTGGCTGTTTCAATACTGGCTTTATCTGTTGCAATTGACTTTTCTTTAGCCTTTATTTCTTTTTCAAGCTTAGCGATAGCCTTCTTTTTTTCTTCTTGGCTTTTCTTTTCTTGACCCGCAAGAAATGCCGCTTGATCTGATGTCAATAAGGTTGTTTTAGCTAGCTCTTGCAGCTTTTCTTTTAAGCTGTCTACTTCTTTTCCAGAGTTAAACAGCGCAGGCATAAGCGCACTAACTAAAGCTGTGGTTAAACCAATGGCAGCACCGACCAGCGGTACTCCCAATACAATACCCATATCAGTTGCTTGAAATGAAAAGGCGCGCATAGCATCCTGACCGCCTTGAACCGAACCTACAAACTGTTCAATCTGAACGCCGGCCATACCAGCCTTACGGCCCATACCACCCAAACCTTTAGCTGTGTCTTTGGTATTGGCTTGTAACTTTTGCTGGGAGTCAGCCAAGCCTTCTGTTGATGCTTTAGCAGATTTTTGTTGTGCAATTAATGATTTTAACTTGGCCGTTACGCCTTTAATTTCTTTCCCTGACTTATTAAAGACCTGCCCTGAATCGTTGACTGTCCGACCTAATGCCTTTTGCTTTCTTATTAATTCATCTACAGCAAGATCGACTTTTTTAAAGTCTGCCTCCATCTTGCCTGACACTTCTTTGACTGATTTACCAGCGGTTACAACTCCACTGGCATCTGCATCAATGTCATACTCTATACCGCCAACTTTTTCAGTCATTAGATGTATTTATCCTCATTGTTTCTTATGTTAGCGGCCATTTCTTCAATATCTTTTTTGCCTAAACCGCCAATTTGTAATTCTGGGGTTTTGGCCATTAGCCATCTATAAGATTCTTGTGGTGACATACGCCAATACACCTCACTATTTAAGTCAAGGCGCATGCAGGCGTCATACACATCCATCCAAGGATACTCAGTTAAGTCTTTGCCGTCTCCGGCTTGGGCTTTCCCAAGTCTGATTCATCCACTGCTGGAAATATCATCGACATGAAAGTAAGCGCAAACTGAAAAATTTCAACCGAATCTGCTGGCTCTTTCGTTAATTTTCTCATTACATCATCTTGAGTCACTAAAATACCAGCATGTTTTAAAAGTTGCGCAATTAGGTTGCCAAGCAAAAAGAACTTAGGCGTTTGACCTGAATTTAAATCCATTTGCATCTTAAACAAGTTAATACCGTTGGATTCTAAATGATTGCATAACTCATTTGTGACAGCTATCTTGTGATTACTGTCACCCCATTTTATCATTATTGACTTGTTAAGAAAGTTAGCCATTAAGTGCCACTAACCCAAGTAGGTGATCCAGAGCTTGAAAGACTCATGCTAAATGTTGAAAGTTCATTGTAAGGCATACCAGAACTAAGCGAATCCATAAATAAATCCCAAGATAAAGTGGATCCATCAGGGAACGTAAAAGCGACCGCATAAATTTGTGATGCACTGGTAAAGTATGAAGCAAAGAGTTCATAGTTTTTAACTAGCCCCTCAATTGTCAAAGAGCCTGCTTTTTCCAATGCTTTAGCAAGAGCTTCAGTATATCCAGAACTTGATTCATCACCCGTTTCACCACGTGTATTTGTTAATTCTAGTGATTTAGTCATGCGCCCTTGAACTGCGACGCCGCCAAATGTATATGTAACTTCACGGCCAATTACGCCTATTCCAACACTCATAAATAAATCCTCTATTGTAGTTAACTGGAAATCCAGTTTTGTAAATTATAACACCGTTTAAATTAAGATAAAACACGCACTGTAAAGCGGTAAAAATATCTGTTTTCGTTTGTTCTGTATGGGCCTGTAACATGCTCAATAATAAGTGGAGCTTTACCACTATCCGCATCTGTTAGAATGAAATTTACTGACATAATATAGTCACAAGCTAGGTTTGCATCGTTAAATAATGTGTTGGCATCACCGATATCAGCCCCCGCTTTACTAAACAGCCAAACTTGCACATCATGAACCCTAATAAATCCGTTAACTTGTCTGCCTTCTTGACGTGCAAAAATTATGTTTGATGCCTTATTGGTAAACGGTTGCTCTGATTCATCCCACATTATAGAAGGTGAGTATGTTGGGAGAACATTGTCTCTTATATGGTTTCTTACCAAATCAATGGGTCTGCTAGTTGCACTCATACTTTCATCGCCTCCGCAAACATGCCTTTTACATCTATTTCTGAAACGCCTCTGAATATCCACCCTGGCTTGGCGCTTGGGTTATATCCGCCTCTTGGCTTTCCTGGTGTTCCTGGCGGTTTAGGTTTCCAAAGCGGGCTGTAAGTGGCCGTCCCATGCAAAGCTAGCGCATAAGATGCCTTTGGCCCGCCGTAACTTAATGTTGCTCTGTACCCGTTTTTGTGGGGCGCAACATGTACAGCCCGACTAGTAATAAGCGCGTTAGTATCAAGGGGTACATAAAAATCTGCCCTGCCACCAACTGCATAAACAACAGCAGTTAAAGCGCCCTCAAGCTGATCATTAACAATATGGTCAATTTTTTTATTGACGTTTTCTGCTGCGTCTTGTGGTGATTTACCAGATTTAAATGGCATAAATTACCCCGTATAAAAAGTCATGTCAGCAGTACCCACGAGGGTTGTTCCTGTGGGTACTCTGCGAACTGTCTCTGCATTAGTTGGCGGCTCTGTAGCTACCGAAATACCAAGCACAACACGATCACCATTCACCACATCGCCAAGCTTACATCTGTATGTTGTGGCTGGCTGAAAATCTGCACCATCTTGATCACGTTGTATTGATCCGCCATTCATAAAATTGCATTTCAATGTGATGGGTGAGTCCCATTTTGATGCATACGGATTGTTAGCATCATAAGCACTCACACGCCACCTAGTTACATTATCTTTGAGAAACCGCGCTCTTATTCTGCTCATCGTCCAGTCACAACCATAAATCGACTGGGCATAGCATTCATGAACTCAAAACATGTGTTGCCGGTAGATAGTATAGCCTGACCAAATGTGGTTGAAGCTAGGCCGTAACCTTCTGTTACATACGTTTCAAATGACACACTGGCTCCGTCCATATCACGCTCTGATTTGACTTGGCCGCCACCCGCTTTAGCAATGTAATGGCATACTGCGTTAAGCTTTAAGAACTTTTGCACTGCAGTAATTATAAGGCTTAAATCAAGGCACGTATCAGCTTGATTAACCATATCAATATAAATCTGGATAGCTGAATCTGACAGGCTTGAGGCGTCTGCGCAGAAATCTTTTACATCTGAGACTGTGATTACTATTGCCATTATCTCGCCTTGTGTGTGCGGGTTATTGTGTAAGATATATCATAAACATCACAAGCACCGTTTGCTTGTATTTTTATTCTTCCGCCGTTTGTTTCCCACGTGCTTGCTGTGTACCCGCTAAACGTTAAAGAGATAGGCCTTTCAACACCAACACCCTGTTTAAAAGATGTTATGTTTTTAAATAAGTTAGCAAATTTAATTGGTGTCCCTGTTCCTGCTGTAATGTCAACAAAAACCATAACTTCATCAGTTGCGGTCACAGTAGGTTTAGCTTTAAAATTAACAGTTACAGCCAATCCGTCACCATTGCGGCCAATAATTCTTGCGCCGTCGTAAAAAGTTGCTATGTCAGTTGGCTTTTGAGTCTCTAGTGTTGTTGCCTTATCATTTGGTAAAAATGTTGAAACGTTAGCAACTAAAGCGAGTGGCGAAGCTTCGGTGTAAAGGCCGTCAGAATAATCACCCCATCCTGTACGTCCAAAAACCTCTGCAAACATGTTATTTAAAGCCGTGGCAATTGTAGACCAAATGCCGCTACCAGGTATATTAATCTGTGCCATTGTAAGTTTCCATTAAAGTTGTTTCTATTAAAGCGGTGGTTGGGATTAGCATGTAAGGCGTTACAGGGGCAGCCAAAGTAACGACACCACATGAAAAAAACGTTTCAATGTTTGCGTCTGTTATGTTGTCTAATTGAATGACCCCGCCGCCATTGCTTACAAAAAAAGCATCAATCCTATCTTTTTTGGTAATTGATAGCTCACCTACTGCAGGACCATCATAAAATTCAAATGATGATTGAAATTTAAGCTCCTCAAGGGTATTTAATCTTTCACCGCTTGCTAAGCCTATGAGATTTCCAGATACCACACCGTCTGAATAGCTAACAAAAACACCGTCAGCAGCCGCGAATGTAATTACGGAATCAGCATTCTTTCTAACTCTAATGCTAACGCTGCTGTTTTTAGGTATCGTTAGTCGATATGACACGCTCACAGCATTGCCTTGCAATACTGAGTGGTCAAACCCATCTATTTTAACAGCTAGAATACCGCTAAAGTATCTGTTTGATGTCATGTTATTTGCAGGCAACATTGGCATACCGATGCCATGCGTTCGATACTTAACCGTCCATGAGGTCGCGCCTGTTATG